TTAGTATTTCAGGTGCAAGAGTAAGAGTTAATCAAGTTAGTCACGGTGGTGTAGTACTTGAAAGAACACGAAATAGATATACTGAGGGTGCTGCTTTTTTAATAACAGGCGATATTTTAGTTAAGACTAAATCAAACCCTTATAATGATGGGTTAACAAGCAAAAAGATTAATTCAATTGATATAACTTATAAAATTAAGTGTGGAAATCGTTCGTATGATTCATCTACAAAAAGTTGGACTATTGGAAGTAATATATCTTCATTCACAACAATAGATTCATTGAGGGGTGAAATTGCTGATAAGTTCGTGCCGTTAGGAATGTATGGAGGTGGTGTAGTTGTTCCAATTGGTAACTTATCAGAAAACATTTTAATAAATGGAAACTTTGAATTTGAAATATGGAGTGAATATAAGACCACTAAAAGCGATGATATTACTTTAGTAACTAATTCAGCCGATGTTCAGGAAGTATGGATTAAAAACATAAGCATTAAAATTATCCATTTAGATGGGACTGATATTTCAGACACAGACGTTGATTACATCGGATTACTTGATAAAACATTTCAGAATGAAGGCGAAAAAATTACTTTAACTTGTGGTACAGATGTTCAATTTTCAGACAAAGGTAAGTATTATATGTTGTACAACATGTCAAATTTACACAATATTACGACAAAAAAAAATAGACCCTAATTGAGTCTATTCTTATTATACTGTTCTATAATTATTTTATTGCGTTCGTACATTTGATCTTCTGTCAATACTTCAATTTGCTCATCTATACTACTTAAAGGCCAAAGATATTCAGGATTTTTAGGATATTTCGCCCATTGATTGTGATTTAACCAAAACAACATTCTGAAATTAGCCGACATTATATCCCTATTGTAAATATATGCCTGAGCTTTTGTATAAGTTTCAGCGGGTGTTAATCTGAAATATTCATCTTTTGAAAGGCCAACAATACCGATGCAAAACTCATATTCTTCGGAATAGTTAATTACTTCGATTTCCTGATTACTTTTTTTTTTACCGTTGCCCCAAAATTTTCAGATTGATTCCAAAGTTTTAATATCTTCTCATTAGTTTCTGAGTCAGTTAAAGCAAATGCCTTAATCAGATTTGATTTAATAAAATTCTGTTTCTTTCGGTTCAGTTGACAATATGCCACCGCTGCAAAATACAACGTTTCGTTTATCAAAGCATTATTTCCGTTAGTCTGTTGCCATTGCTCAAAGTCTTTAGAGTCTTTTAAGCCTTTATCCTGACTGAATAAGAACTTATAAAGGTTAGTGAATGTAAATCCTACCTTACGTTTGAATGATAGGTTTAAACCAAGTATTTTAACCGGATATTGAAGTTGCACTATTATGGTATCGGTCATAGGATAATGATTAAAGTAATTATTACAATGGATAAAATAATAGTCCAGTTTTTAACCTGTCTGTAAAGTTCACACTTTGCCGTTAGTCGGTTTATTTCTCGATCTTTAATTTCGATAAATGCTTTGGCATCTAGTAGTTCTTTCATGTAGTTTTTCATTTGATTGAATTTAGTTTTTCAAATATACAAAAATACCCTGACAAAATTAATTATCAGGGTATCAAATCTATTTATTAAATATTATGGTACGTTTAATACGGTAATAACTACCTTATCGGTAACAGAATAGTTAGTTCCATTGTAAACCTTTAATGTAAACTCATACTCTCCATATGTAGTCTGCAAAGGTGCGGTAAATGTTGGATTTACAATTGTATTTGAACTCAATGTAATTCCGGCTGGAGGTGTCCACAAATAAGTAACAGTTCCAGAACCTCCGTTAGTAGATGCTGAACCGTCAAGTGTTACTGTTGCACCTTCATTTACTGTTTGATTAGCTCCTGCATTTGCAATAGGTGTATTAGCTGCAGCATTGGTTGATAAAACAGGATCGCCAGTTAATTGAAGATCACAACTAAATGTATTAGCTGCATTGTCTGGTGCTTCCCATGCTAAATTAGAAATTAATGCGCTATGAGTTATTTTCTTTGCACCTGATATTTCAGTTACGCCTAGTTTATCTGAATACTCAGTAAAAACAACCTCAATAGCTAAGCCTGATTCAATTGCTGCATATAATTCCCAATATCCTGCCAAAGTATCCTCGGCAGAAGTAGAAGCAATACCACCAACCGACATAGTTTCTGAAATCCTCCCAGATACGAATGCAGCATGATTGCCTGATGTTTTTGAACTAACCTCAATCATCGTAGCTGTTTTGGCATACGACAATGAGTTTTGCCCGACAAGTGTTTTTGTTGCGAGCTTAAATAATACTAAAGTGCCTTTGTTTGTCATGACAAATATTTTAAAAGTTTAAACTATTCAAATATACAAATTTTATTCTATGTTGTAAAGCATACGAATTAATCCTACGTTTTGCGTTCCTGTTTCTGTCTGAAATTCAGTTGTAGTTGAACTGTTTAACTCGCATGACATTACTTTGTATGGATTTGTTAAAGTCAACAGATTTGCACCGTTATTCACTATTGAAAGCACATTATCAATATCAGTAAACATTGCGCCTAAATCTTCAACATCTTGATAAACTACCTGAACCAATACATCTAATTCATATTGATAGCTTGTTTTTGGCCCAGATTCTGATTGATAAATGTCAGAGATATAAATGTAAGGATAAACGACATTTGCAGCCTTAGGAATGCGTGTATAGACGTTCTTTCCGGTTGCTAATTTTAAAGCTGGCACTAAGGCAGTTAATAATATATTGCGAACGTCTTTCATTTTACATTAGTCTGTTTTAAGAACTTACCGAACTTTAAATCATTTGCCATGTCATCACCTACTGACTTTTCAATGTTTACGTTTTTCATTGCCCAATAGAGGAATGAATCACCTGACCATCCCGGATGATTAACACGTTTACCAAAGAATGTTTTACCATTACTCAGTACTTTTTTATTCTTTGCTTCAATAACGTGCGGTCTGCTTCCAAACTCAACCGATGCAGCATATTCAACATTTGTACCTACTGCTAATTCATCCGGGTTAAGCTGTACAGTTGATAAATCAGATTTATATGAACGTCCTTTATTATCTGAATAAGTTTGTGCATTATCGGGTCTGTTTAGTGGCTTATTTGCCTTAACAAATAATGAATTTTTAAGTCTTGATGAAACAATATGCCCTCTACCTGTTAATCTTAACTGAGCTTCGGATTTGATCTTGAATGCTACCTTAACCAATGCCTCATAAAAAGACTTGCCAGCATTTTTTTGCAGTAAATCCATTTGACTCTGCAAATGCTTTAAAGTACGTGGATCAATTCCGATATTTACGCTATTTCCGCTCATTTGCGATTAATGTTATTATATTCTTTGCCTCATCAACATTTTCAACTGAAACAATTCTAAACGTGCGACCTTCAAAAGTCAATTCTTTTATTCGGGTTACTTCGTCAATTGCGTAATATAAAAAACTAAATCTGAACGTAGCGACTGCGGTTTCAAGTCCGTACGATAGGCTTTCTGCCATGCTTAGCTGTTTAGCTGAACACCAAGTTGTCTTTGTGCTTCCAACACCTTCAGTAAAACCTCCGATTGTTGTGGGTGTCATTGTGCCTTTAGTGACTATTGTAATACGTCTATTTAATTTCCCTGTATTCAATTTTATATAAATTAAGAGTCTGAAACTGATCTAACGGTAAGTAAACAGACTACATTAAACAATATTTTGCCAAATTTGCATACGCATTCTCATTCAGTTCAGAAATTGAGCCCTCAAAAGTATTTCCTCTATTCCGGTACTTCTCATCGATGATCTTTAACATCTCAGTTTTAACCCCTTCTGGACAAACGCCAGACGTTTTATATTTGATGTAAATACCTTTATCAGTTCCACCACTTGACGTAGTTTGATTAGGCATGATGATGAATTGACTTAATCCGGTCTTTAAATATGCTGTTGTGACAATACCATCAATCTTTACTTCTTCGATGCTTGCGTGTTCAGGATAAGGTAACTTAATTTCTTCGTTAATTTCCTCATCAAAATATTCGATTGTCTTTGCGATTAGACCAAGTCCGGTAAATAATTCGACTTGTTCCCGAACCCCTTTAATAAGCGATGTGATTAACGTATCTTCGTCTGCATAGTCAATCTTGCAGTAAGTCTTAACTTCTGCGCTTGTTATCGGCTCTATACCTGTTATAGTTTGCTTAATTTGCATGGCTTATTTGGCTTTACGACCACGTTTTTTATATTCTGGTACAATTACCTTCTTTTCGTATTCAGTAACCACTTTAGCTTCTGCAATTAGCTTAATAGGTTCTGGAATAAATTCAGCAGCTTTTTTATTTACTGCCCAATTGCCTTTAATTTCATCAACTTCAATAATATCGTTTCGTTTCTTATTCCAAAGTGGTCTTAATAGTTTAATTTTCATAACTTAATTTTTAATGTGAGCCTAATGAGAGATTCGAACTCCCGACATTCTGATTACAAAACAGATGTTCTACCGCTGAACTAATCAGGCTTATATCCGGCCTTTCACCGGATAGGTTTTTATCGATTCTTTAATAGAACTTTACCTCCAACGGTAGTAACCCCTGTACCAGATGAACTTAATTTTATTCGATAGTACCTAAAAGCAGCTTCCTGAAGTGTCCATGCGTAATTTGATACCGTTCCAGCATTATTCAAAGTAATAGCAGTGCCATAATTATACCATACACTATTATCATCTGATACCTGAATAAATCCAGTTACAGTAGCAGTACCAGAAACGGATACGGTGCTATTTTCAATAACATCGACTCAGGTGGTGACGTTATACAGAAAGGTTCTTTTATTGACACATTAAACGAACGCAAAGAAAGAATAGCTTTCTGTTATCAACATGACATTTGGAACCCTATCGGAAAGATTAAAGAGATCATAGAAGATCAAAAATCATTTGCTCAGGATTTGCGTGAAAAACTGACTGCTGAAATTACC